GATGATGGTGTTAGCCAATCTGTGATAATGCGAAAAGGTGTAACTAGCAGGGAAGAAGTTAAAGTGCCGAATCCTGTGACACTTGCACCGTATCGGACATTTGTAGAAGTGAATCAACCAGAATCAAAATTTATTTTCAGGATGAGGGAAGGCTCAAAGGCTGCAATCTTTGAGGCAGATGGTGGCGCTTGGCGAAATGAGGCTATCCACAATGTTAAAGTATTTTTGATGGAGCATTTAAGCGAAGAGATTGAGAGCGGTAAAATCACGATTTTAGCTTAGGAGGTCTAACAATGGAATTAAGACCTTATCAGTCAGAAGCTAAAGAAGCAGTTTTCACAGAATGGGATAAGGGCGTTCTTAAGACGCTCTTAGTTTTACCCACAGGCTGTGGAAAAACTATTGTATTTTCAAAAATAATCGAAAGATGTGTCGAGATGGGTGATCGAATTTTAATTCTAGCCCATCGTGGCGAATTACTAGAACAAGCAGCAGACAAGTTAGTCCGGTCGACGGGGCTAGGTGCTGCACTTGAAAAAGCAGAATCATCTTGTTTAGGTAGTTTCTTTCGTGTAGTGGTTGGATCGGTACAAACATTACAACGAGATAAAAGATTACAAAAATTTGATCCAAATCATTTTGACACAATTATCGTTGATGAAGCACATCATTGCATAAGCGATAGTTATCAACGTGTATTGAATTATTTCAAAAATGCAAAAGTACTAGGTGTTACAGCTACCCCAGACAGGGGGGATATGAGAAGTTTAGGAACTTATTTCGAATCATTAGCTTATGAATATTCACTTGTTGAAGCAATCCGAAGTGGTTATTTATCAAAAATTAAAGCACTAACATTACCTCTTAAATTAGACCTGTCAGCAGTTGCAACACAGGCAGGTGATTTAAAAACTAAAGACCTAGGAACAGCATTAGACCCATATTTAGAATCAATAGCGGATGAAATGGTTGCGCATTGCAGTGAGCGTAAGACGGTTGTTTTCTTACCACTCGTGGCGACCAGTCAAAAGTTTCGTGATTTGCTTAATAAGAAGGGGTTTAGAGCAGCTGAGGTCAATGGTAATAGTAAAGATCGTAAAGAGGTTTTGAATAATTTTGATAATGATAAATATAACGTGCTGTGTAACTCAATGCTTTTAACTGAAGGTTGGGATTGTCCATCAGTAGATTGTATTGTAGTTTTAAGGGCTACGAAAGTTCGTGCATTGTATTCTCAAATGGTAGGTCGTGGTACTAGATTGTTTCCAGGTAAGGATCACTTGCTATTACTCGACTTCTTATGGCATACAGAACGTCATGAATTATGTCGTCCTACTAGCTTAATAACCACTGATGATGATGTAGTTAAGCAAGCAACAAAAATCATTGAAGAAAATGGCGGTGCGTTAGATCTCCTTGATGAAGTGATCGAAAAAGCAGAATCTGATACCATAGCACAACGCGAAGAAGCACTTGCTAAACAACTCGAAGAAATGAAGAAGCGTAAGCGAGCACTGGTTGATCCGCTACAGTTTGAAATGAGTATTCAAGCAGAGGATTTAGTTAATTATGTACCTGAATTCGGTTGGCAGTCAGCGCCGCCAAGCAACAAACAATTGAAACAGTTAGAAAAGTCAGGAATATTCCCTGATCAAGTAGATAATGCAGGAAAAGCATCATTACTAATAGATAGATTAGATAAACGTAGAAACGAAGGATTAACAACTCCGAAGCAAATACGATTTTTAGAAAGTCGTGGATTCAACAATGTAGGTACGTGGCAATTTACAGAGGCTAGAAACCTTATAGACAGAATTGCAGGAAATGGGTGGAGAATTCCGCACGGTATCAATCCAAAAGAATATAGACCAAACGAAATAACTACAGATGATTTTACTTTTAATTAATAACAAACAATAGCTGCGCCGTATGTTGAGCGTGTGACCTTGGGTACACCAGCTGCGGGTGGCGAAAAGAAGTTTGTGATTTAATTGATGTTTGATGATTTGAAAGTTATTGATAATTTATAAAAAATTCTATTTTAAAACAGATGGCGACAGAAATAATTTGCGCCGTACTTCTGAGCGTGTTGACCAGTGGGTGCACCAGATGCGGGTGGATTGTAGTCGTGCCCTGTTTAGTAAAAAGAGTTTAAAAAAAATAAACGGGGTGTATTTTGATGGATAATTTAACTAGGATGGATGGCATTTGCGATGTGTGTGGATATTACCGAAAAATATCACTGAATATGAGCGATTCACCCGCACTAGGGGAATGTTTTGATTGTAGGAGTAAAAAGAGAATAGAGCAAAATAATGCTTGTTGGATTAACAAACAGTACTGGCCGAACAAAAGAATACTTGATGCTTGCTGTGGTAGTAAGATGTTTTGGTTTGATAAAGAAAGAAAAGACGTTTTGTTTATGGACATTCGTCAGGAAGAATTTGAAATTCACGGTAAGAAAATTAACGTGAAGCCTGATGTAATTGGCGATTTTAGAAAAATGCCTTTTGTGGATGAATCATTTTACATGGTTGTTTTTGATCCGCCACACCTAAAATGGGCAGGTCCCAACTCTATCATGAAAGCTCAGTACGGCCAACTTGATAAAGAGACTTGGAAAGATGATTTACGAAAGGGGTTTTCTGAATGTTTTCGGGTGCTAAAGTCTAACGGCACTTTGATATTCAAGTGGTCGGACTGCCAAATACCAGTTAAAAAGGTACTAGACTTAGCGCCTGTGAAACCACTGTTTGGCAATCAACGTGGAACGACACACTGGATGGCATTTTTCAAGGACGGTGTTGGTTGTGAAAGTTAAATTCGATTTACTGCAACTACTGCCACACATTCCGCCATCTAGTTTGTCATATGAAGAATGGTTACATGTAGGCATGGGACTGCAATATGAAGGATATAGCGTCAATGATTGGGATTCATGGTCACAAAACGATTCTCGCTATATTGAAGGTGAATGTCATCGAAAGTGGTCAACTTTCATTGGATCAGGTCACATGATCACTGGTGCTACGATTACCCAACTTGCAAAAGATAACGGTTGGCAACCTAGAAGTAGTACAGACAAAGAATTAGATTGGGATAGTGAAATCAACGACGATTATGTTGTTATTGATAAAGATTGGGTCGAAGATGAAGAAATAAAAGAGCCTGAAAACTGGAATCCAATCATAGATTTAACCAAGTATTTAGAAGTCTTATTCGAGGCTTCTGAATACGTTGGGTACGTTGTTGAAGCGTGGCAAAAAGAAGGTTCAGAAAAATTCCTTCCAACTGAGGGTAAATATAAACGGACAGCTGGGGAATTGATTCAGGAGTTAAACAAAAGTAATGATTTAGGGGCAGTCTTAGGCGATTATAATGATATTGCTGGTGCTTGGATCAGATATAATCCATTAGACTCAAAAGGAATTAGAACCACTAACGTTACTAATTTTCGTCACGCATTAGTTGAGTCGGATGAAATCAGCATCGAAAAGCAAAACGCAATTATACGAGAGTTGGAATTGCCGATTTCTTGTCTGGTTCATAGCGGTAAAAAATCTCTCCATGCAATCGTCAAAGTAGAAGCCATGGACGAAAAAGAATATCGCAAACGTGTTGAATATTTGTATGATGTTTGTAAAAAGAATGGGCTGAAAGTTGATACTCAAAATAGGAATCCGTCACGTTTGAGCAGAATGCCAGGCGTTATTAGGAATGGCCAAAAACAATTTCTAGTAGACACAAACATCGGTAAAGAATCGTGGAACGAATGGTATGAGTACATTGAAAGTATTAATGATGATTTGCCAGAGCCAGAAGGGCTAGCAGATCATTGGAATAATTTGCCACCTTTAGCACCTGTATTGATTGAAGGTGTTCTCAGACAAGGTCATAAAATGTTGATGGCAGGACCCAGTAAAGCGGGTAAATCGTTTGCATTGATTGAGTTATCAATAGCGATTGCCGAGGGGGATAAATGGCTAGGATGGCGATGTGCACAAGGGAAAATATTGTATGTTAACTTAGAGCTTGACAGAGCTAGTTGCTTGCATCGGTTTAAAGATGTGTATACAGCGCTAGGGTTATCACCTAAGAACTTGAGTAATGTTGATATTTGGAATCTTAGAGGAAAGACTGCTCCATTGGATAAATTAGCTCCCAAGCTGATCCGTAGAGCGGCGAAAAAGAACTATATAGCAGTTATCATTGACCCGATCTATAAGGTGCTTACAGGGGATGAAAACAGTGCTGATCAGATGGCACAATTTACTAATCAGTTCGATAAAATCTGTACTGAGTTAGGTGTGGCTGTTATTTACTGTCATCATCATTCAAAAGGTGCTCAAGGCGGTAAAAAATCAATGGATAGAGCTTCAGGTAGTGGAGTGTTTGCGCGTGATCCAGATGCATTAATTGACCTTGTAGAGCTTGAATTAACGGACGAAATACTAAAGCAACAAGAGAATAAACTAGTTGCGAAAGTGTGTGAAGATGGTTTAAAAGAACTTAATCCGACTTACCTGAAAGAAAATGTATCACAGGATGACCTATGCAGTGCAGCCCAAATGGAGAGCCATTTAGTGGAAGCTGAAGTCCATAAAGAGATGGTCGAGAAGCGAAATAAAGCTAGGGAATCGGTTCAGAATTTGACAGCATGGCGTATTGAAGGGACGCTCCGAGAGTTTCCAAAATTCAAGCCTGTTAACATGTGGTTTAACTATCCTACGCATGAGGTTGATCGGTCTGGTGTGTTGAGAGATATCAAGGTAGAGGATGAAGCACCTAAAAAGCTAGGACGAAAATCACCAGAACAAAAGAAAAAAGAGCGGAAAGAGTCGCTCGAAGTGGCGTTCGAAAATTGCTTAGATAGTGAAAAAGTAACACTAAAAGATTTAGCGGATTATATAGGTATCACAATCGGAACTGTAAAAAATCACATTAAAGAATTTGGAATTTTCGAAATAATTCCTCAAAAAGACGAAAATGGTGCTAGCCTACCTAGCGTTGTTGTTAGGACTTCGCAGGGGTAAGAAATGTTCTTTTCATACCCTTCCATCCCCCCCCTAAAAGGCATAAATTAGGGGTATAAACAGGGGTGCAAAAAGAACATTTTGCACCTATTAGAAAATTTTAAGATGGGGGGGTGAAAAAACCTTAGTACTAAAGTACGTATAAGAGGGTATGCCCCCCTAGGTAAGTAAGTGAGTGGGAAAGGCGCTTTGCTCTCGCGCCGTTTCCACCACACGTTACTTACTAGGCTTACCGTCGCGAAAAAAAAAGAAATGATAAAACCAAAAAATTGAGGTGAAAAATGAGACGCAAAAAAGTACCAAGCAAAAAACTTGATGCATTTAAAACAATGCCACCACTTTTCCATAAATTGCCAAATGAGGATTATGATCATTCTAGAAGTGAGATATCACAGTGGTTAGTTGAGCAAAGTGAAATTTTAGATTGGATCAGAGAATCGGCAAAAAGATGGGGGCTTATTGAATATGATTCGGAAACTCAAAAATGGAATGGTGTTGATTACGACTGAAGAGGGTTTCAAAAAAAAAGGAGATGTCAAAAAAAGATGAGAAGAAAAATCGAGTTTTACAAGGGTAATGAAATTCAGGATTTAACTGATGAGCAAACGAGGGGTCTGACTGATATAAGTTTAAACGGTAAGTGTGTTAACGAACTGCTGGAAATTGAATTTATAGACGGTTGGCAATTGATTGACCAAAATTTGATATTAGCAAATGATGAATATGTCTTGATGGTTGTTTTTGAAAGAATGTACGAAAGTGGTGAAATTAGTGAGTAAATTTAATGAATTTGAAGTTGATGATCACCCATCACTATTTTGTGATTGTGGTTTGCCGTATGACACTTGCGTTTGCAAATGTGATTATTGTGGTAGAGGTTTTGGCGAGGAAGATTTTGAGCGCACCACTTATGAAGTAAGTCACGGCGGTTGTCAACAATACTAACAAAGGAAAACTATCATGGCATTATCTAAGCTGGAATTTAGCATTATTACAGGTTTTATAAACCAGCTAAACTACAACAACGACGAACTTAACAAAGCAATCATAATTGGGGAGGCAAAGTGATGTATGTAGAAGTTGATACAGAAGAAAAGAAGATTTGGGTTTACAAATCGACACGTGATCCACTTGCTGTTTTAGTGCTTGATAAAAGCGAAGCAGAATTTTTAATGTCTGATTTGGAAGATGCGATTGGGGAATTGGAGGATGAAGATAATGGTTGAGTTATGGAAACAAATTAATGGGTATGAGGGGTATTATGAAATCAGTGACCACGGAAATGTAAGAAGCTTGAATAGACTAGTAACTAAAAGTAATGGTGTTTCATTACCAATCAAGGGAAAACCGATTGCTCCATACCTTGCAACGAATTATTTGATGGTTGATTTGAAACGCGATGCTAAAAGAGAGAAAAAGCTTGTTCATAGATTAGTTGCAGAGCATTTTGTTAAAAGTGAAGAATCAAAAGAGGTTGTTCATCACATCAATTCGAATAAACTTGACAATCATTTTTCAAATTTAATGTGGTCTACCATCAAAGAAAATAACGATTATGCTGGGTCGCAACAAAAAATGACCGCACTTAAGGAAAAACCGATTAAGGCGAGATGCGCAAAAACTGGTGTTATTATGAATTTCAAGTCAGCTAATGAAGCGGCACGAGAACTAAATTCAGGTCAGGGAAACATCTGGTCGGCGATAAAAAGCGGTAAGAAATGTAAAGGTTATTTCTTTGATTACGCTGATAAAAGAAGAATCTCATTTTTCATGGCAATGAATCCACCAACTGCGACTTCACAAATGCAAAAAGTAAAAGTAGTTAATGGGAGACCTAAATTTTATAAACCAGATTCGGTAAAAGAAGCGCAAGCCAAACTTGAATCAAAGTTATTTCCTAATGCACCTAAAGAACCGTTTAACGGGGCACTAAAAGTCGTGGCTAAATGGTTGTATAAAAACGATGGACGATTCAAAGATGGTCAATATAAGACGACCAAAGGTGATTGTGACAACATTCAAAAGTTACTAAATGATTCAATGACAAGGTTGGGGTTTTGGATTGATGATGCTCAAATTTCAAGCCTTGTTATAGAAAAATTTTGGCACAGTGTTCCTGGCATATACATTGAAATCGAAGAGATCGAAGAGATTGAAAAAAAGATGATGCTTTAGTGGCTAGTGAGATAGTGGAGAAGTTTTGGGCAGATGTACCGGGAATTTATATCAAAATTGAAATACTGGAGGATTTAGCATGATTAAAAAAATGAGTGATTTAAAGACGTTTGATGAAGTTGTGAAAGCGACAGGTAAAAGTGAGAGCTTTTTGGCTCACAACCTTACACTTCTGAAAAAGAAAAAGCCGAGTGATCCAGAGAGGTTGATCGCAGGAGTGGATTTCATAAAAACAAAAGGTGGACGTGAAAAATATACGCCAGATGGGGTTAGAAAATTGGTGGGGGGGTTTGAGCATGAGTGATAGAAGTGATAGATATCTGTTTAGAGGAAAAACATTCGATGTTTCTGCTGAATGGAGAGAAGGAAGTTTATTTTATGATGGTGATGATGCGGTTATTCTAAATAACTTATCAACCTATTCAGATGGTTTTATGGAAGCATTCGGCGATTCCGTATGTCTAGATACAATCAGTCAATGTACAGGGCTGAAAGATAAAAACGGTAAGCTGATTTTTGAGGGTGATATTATAACAAGTGTAAGCTACCCATTTCAAGATGAAAGGAAGTTTAACTATAACGCTCTTGTAGCTTGGGATGATGAGTTAGCGACTTTTGGGTATGAACTGCACTGTGTTAACCCAGATAAAAGGGGAATATCTCATGGAATGTATGAGGAATTGGGATCACGAGGAGAAATGAGCAATTACGAAATCATTGGAAATGCGCATGACAACCCAGAATTATTGGAGTTGATGGATCATGACACTTAAAGACTTCATGCAGAAAAACAACCTCAAAGCCAACAAAATCGCAATCGCTTCTGGTGTAGGAAGTGACACAATTAAAAGAGTTATTGAGAGAAACACTACCAGAAGCAAAAAGTTAGCAGCTTGGTGTGAGGATAACGGCATCATATTAGGTGGCTACGATCCACGGGAAATAAAACAGTACGCTGTTAATCCAGTGGCGAAGGTTGAAATTGTCAGTAAATATGTTGTAGGTGAGAGATTGCCTTTTTGCCTTGATTCAATTATTGCGCACATCTACAAAGTAAAAAGAGATGCGCAAGTGGCGATTCCTCATTCTGAATGTGAAAGATTTGAAGATCGGGCAGCATGGCTAGGGATTAAGGTAGAGGAAGTGGAAGAAAACTCTGAACGTAGGATTTATGATTTTGAGGTGATGGTCAATGCATAATGAGAGGGGAGCTAGATGACAAAAGAGATATTAGAATCATATCAACAGATGAAACATGAGGCAAGAATCATATATCAAATCTGGCGAAAACTTGAACAAGAGAAGTTAAGCTTTAATTCATCAGCTGATGATATGCCAAAAACATCGAATAGGCGAACGCTGAGCGATATTATGGCTGAAAGTGATGCAAGAGCCCAAGAGTATTATAATTTACACCTGATGAGCCTACAAACACTAGCTAAGATAGAGCGATTTATTAATTCTTTAGCTGATCCGCTGCATAGGAATATTTTGCGGTTGAAGTATATTGAAGGGTATCAGTGGTGGAAAGTTGCAAGGGAGTTGGATTACAGTAGCGAAAGGTATTTGCGAGATATGAGAGATAGGATTTTAGCAGGAGGTGAAGATGATCAAACAAATAAAGGGGCTTGAAGGGAAATATGCAATCACATCAGACGGGAGAGTTATTTCGCTAAGTTATAAATATGGAAAAAGAGAATTAGAAAGGAAACTTCAAACAACCCGAGATGGATATAAAACTTGTAATTTACGAGTGAATGGAAAGCAGAAGATACATTATGTTCACAGATTAGTGGCGCAAGCATTTATCCCTAATCCTGAAAACAAGCCGCAAGTAAATCACATTGATGGCAACAAAGCAAACAACGAGGTGTCGAATTTGGAATGGGCTACAAAATCAGAAAACATAAAACATGCTTATGATATTGGAATGAAAAAGCCCACTAACACACGACCTGTTGTGATTTATTGGCGAGATGAGAAAGTAGTGTACCCATCCATCGTTAAGGCTGCTGAATACCTGTGTATCTCACCAAGCAGATTAGTTAAAATAATTGAATGTGGCGGTAAGTTCATCGTTTACAAGGTAGAATATGAAGTTTTATAATCTCAGCCGCTTATAGCCGTATCGTCTATGATATACTTTATGATGTGAGAGTTTATCCCAAACGGTGCTCTCTTACAAAACTCACTTTTCGACAGTGTTTTGGCGCAGTAACGAGATACTTCGGTATCTCGAATATGGTTCATTGGTGAAGAGGTTAACACAGCAGCTGCTTATTCGCAGGTTCGAATCCTGCATGAACCAACCTCCGAAGAGATATAGACACTTGCTAATATACAGGTGTCTTTTGATTTTGGATTACTGTTCTAGATAACTGTATGGGATCAGGCACAACTGCAGTCGCAGCTATTGCTACAAACAGGCAATTCGTTGGTTCTGAGATAAGTGAGGAGTATTACGAGATAGCTAACAAGAGAGTTGAAAAATTAGGAGGGTGAAATGTCAAAATGAAGTACAGGAAGCGAAGGACGATTGAAGCTATTCGATGGAGCGGAAGCAACGAGCTTGAGATATTTAACTTCCTAGAAGGTGCAAAGGCTCAAAGTCACAGGGATATAAAAACAGAGGGCAAAAATTTTAGGATAGATTTTGCAAACGGTGAGTGTGCACAAGGCAATTTGATGATAAAAGATTTTTTTGGGGAGGAACAACTAGCATCAATAGGTGACTACATCGTGGAAGATGTAGGTGAGTTTTATCCTTGCTCACCAAAAGTTTTCAAACTCTTGTACGTGTTGGCGGAAGAACTGCACTTGAATAGCGAGGTGTTACAAGATCATTAGAGAATATCTATCAAAACGGATGCTCAAATGGCTTCACGATTACTATCACCTTGAATGGCGGAGGCTTGCAAAGCAAATGAACACTAGCCTTACTGCAACATACTGTAATTACTATCCTACTATCAAGTTAGTTTATAAGCGTTGCAAGAAAGACTTAAGACATAAAAGGTGGTCATCACCGTTTTAAACAATCAAGCAACTGGCGAAAATTCAAGCCAGCTCGCATACAAAACAAAACACAACTCCGGAGGTGGTGAACATGAATGCCTAGAGCAAGAAATCCTAAAAGAGAACTAGCTCGACAACTATGGATAGAATCTGACGGGAAGAAAAAATTAACAGATATCGCTAAAGAGTTGGAAGTGGGAGCCTCTCAAATCAGAAAGTGGAAATCTGAGGATAAGTGGGATGTTGATTCGAAACGTAACGTTACTAATGCTCAATCGGAACGTTACGAAACATCAAAGGGGAATCAGAACGCAAAGGGTAATAGAGGTAACAAGAATGCCTCTGCTCCTAAAGGCAACAACAATGCTACCACGCACGGCTTCTTTCGCAAAATGTTTCCAAACGATGAGACACTAGAAATTGCCACCGAGATCATGACAAAGAATCCCATTGATATCTTGTGGGAAAACATCGTAGTCCAATACACCGCAATTGTCCGAGCGCAACAGATCATGTTTGTTGAATCTAAAGATGATATGACCAAAGAGGTAAGAGCTACTAGAAGCGGTCAGATTGATTACCGTACAGGTTCAGGCGGCGGACAATCTGAGGGTGAGGAATATGAGATCCAGTTTGCTTGGGATAAACAGGCAAACTTTTTAAATGCACAATCTAGAGCTATGCAAACATTAGGCGGTATGATTGAGCGCTTTAAGAAATTAGCTTCTGAAGATGATGAGCGCCGCAAACGGCTTGAAGGCATGGAAGAAGATTTGTTAAGCGCCAAAGTTAAACGCGCTGAAGCAGAAGCAAGAATTGTTGAGAATGAAGCAGGCAAGCTTGAAGGTGGCGGCAAAACTAATGAGCTGTTACAAGCATTGGTTAGTGCAAAGAAAAGTTATCACGAGAAAATTAATACTAGTGATAACGGTGAAGGTGGTGATACACCTTGATTCAATTTTCAGATAAACAAACGGAAAATATGTTTGCAAGCATAGAAGGGATTACATTTGAAATGAACGAGGGTACTTAACTCCTCGCTCAGGAAAGACAACTAGTGACTGCTTTAAAATGGCTGATATTTACACATGCACCCCAGATCAGAATCACTTAGTAGCTGCTTATAATCAAGAGCAAGC